CTGGTAGTTCTCCAGGCGTAGGAACAGCTGGAACAACCAACACTGGAGGCGGTGGTGGTGGAGGCGGAAACGGCTCTTGCGGAAATGGTGGTTCAGGCGGTTCAGGTATAGTAATAATAAGGTATAAATTTCAATAATTATGACAAGTAAAATAAAAGTAGATAACATAGAAAACCAATGCGGCGGTGCAGTAGTCACTAAATGCGGTGCAACAACTACGATCAGTGGTTCAGTTGTAAAAGCAGATGACATACAAGCAGCAGATGGTGGAAATTTAATTAATCAATGTGGTACAACAATCACATTAGGAGCATCAGGCGATACTATTAATTTAGCATCAGGTGCATCTCAATCTGGTTTTGGTAGAACTGGAACAGTTAATTGGGACACTACAGCAAAGACAGCTAGTTTTACTGCTGTAAATGGGAATGGTTATTTTGTAAATACGACTTCAGGTGCAATAACGGTGACTATGCCAGCAAGTCCAAGTGCTGGTGATATAGTAGGTATCAAAGATTATGCAGGAACTTTTGCTACTAATAATGTAACAATAAATAGAAATGGTTCTAATTTTGACGGAGTAGGAACTAATCCAACTTTATCAACAAATCAACTTTCAGTATTTTTTGTTTATGTGGATGGAACACAAGGTTGGAAAGCAACTCAAAATGATTCAGGTGCATATGGTGCTTTATTTATAACAGCATCTGGTGGAACTGAATCAACTTGTGGAGATTATAAGATTCACACTTTTACAAGTCCAGGAACATTTTGTGTTTCTGGTGTAGGAAACCCTTTGGGTTCATCTACAGTTGATTATTTAGTAATAGCTGGTGGTGGAGGTGGAGCTGCAGGAAATAGCCCTGCTCACGGTGGTGGCGGAGGTGGAGCTGGAGGTTATAGAGAATCTTCAGGTGCAGCATCTGGTTGTTACACAGCTTCTCCTTTAGGTAGTGGTGTTTCAGCTTTACCAGTTTCAGCTCAAGGCTATCCAATAACTGTTGGTGCTGGTGGTAATGGTTCTACTAGTAATGATGTAGTGGGATCTTGTGGTTCAAATTCAATTTTTTCAACAATAACTTCAACTGGTGGTGGAGGTGGTGGAGCTTCACTACCTAGTGCACCTAATTTTCCAGGAAGACCTGGAGGATCAGGAGGTGGTGGATCTTCTGAAGGCAGTGGTTCTGGAGGAACTGGTAATACACCTCCAGTTAGTCCCCCTCAAGGAAATAATGGAGGAGCTGGAGTTAATACAAGTACACCTTGTTTACAAACTGGTGGTGGAGGTGGAGCGACAGCAGTTGGAACAAGTGGTACAGGTGGAGGAACTATGGGAGCTGGTGGAGCAGGAGCAACAAGTGTAATTTCAGGAAGCCCAACAACTAGAGCTGGTGGTGGCGGTGGTGGAGCAACAGGACCTTGCACAGGAGCTGGTGGTCCAGGTGGATCTGGTGGTGGAGGAAATGGTGGAACTCCAGGAACTCCAGGAGGAAATGGTGATACTAATAAAGGCTCTGGTGGTGGAGGAGGAAAAGGTGGTTCTCCAGGACAAACGAATGGTGGAAATGGTGGTTCAGGTGTAGTTGTAATAAGGTATAAATATCAATAGGTAAATTATGAGTGAAGTAAAAGTAAATAAAATTAGTCCAAGAACAAATTGTGGTACAGTTCAGTTAGGAGATAGTGGTGACACTATTACCATTCCTGCTGGTGCAACAATCACGAACAATGGAACGCAGACAGGATTCGGAAGAGAGGGATCTGTTGATTGGCAAACAACTAAAAAAACAACTGATTTTACAGCAGTTAATGGTGAAGGTTATTTTGTAGACACTGCCGCTTCAGGAGCAGTGACAATGACACTACCCAGTTCGCCAAGTGCAGGAAATATTGTTGCCGTAAAAGATTACAACGGTAATTTTGCAACAGCTAATTTAACAATAGGTAGAAATGGATCTCCAATAAATGGAGGTTCCGCTACAGATGTTGTTATTGATACAAATGGTGCTTCTATTGTTTTAGTTTATGTAGATGCAACTCAAGGATGGGTAGCAACACAAGATGATTCATCAACTTTTTCAGGTGTAAATTTTTTAACAGCAACAGGTGGTACAATTACAACTTGTGGAAATTGTAAAATTCATACTTTTACAGGACCTGGTACTTTTACAGTTTCTCAAGTAGCAAGTTGTGCGTCTGAAAATATAGTTTCTTATATGGTAGTAGCTGGTGGTGGAGGTGGTGGTGGATCAGCACGAGGTTTTTATTCTGCTGGTGGAGGAGGAGCAGGAGGTTTTAGAGAACTAAAAAATCCAGTAACCCCTTATACGGCTAGCCCTCTAGACGGTTATCCAACACCAGGAAATAGAATTACGGTAACAGCAACCGCCTTTCCAATTACAGTTGGTGGTGGAGGAGGTGGAGGCACTGGATCAGGTCCAGGCACTGCACCCGGTGGTAGAAATAGTGGAGGTAATGGAAACCCTTCAGTTTTTTCAACGATTACATCTACAGCCGGTGGAGGAGGTTCTAAATCTGGAGGTGCGCCAGGTGGTGCTTCTGATAATGGAGCTCCAGGTGGATCGGGTGGTGGAGTAGGTGGTTATAATAGTGGTTCAGTAGGAAGCGGAAATACACCTTCTGTAACTCCTCCACAAGGAAACAATGGTGGCACTGGAGATGGTAGTAGTAGAGGTTATGGTGGAGCTGGAGGTGGAGCAACTGCAGTAGGAGAACCTTCAGATATACAACCAAATCACGGTGCGTTAGGAGGAACTGGAGCCACTACTAATATAACAGCTTCCCCTGTAGCACGTGCAACTGGAGGACCAGCAGGAACGCTTTCAACCTGTGCAGCAGCTAACGCAGGAGATAATACAGGTGATGGAGGACCAGGTGGAAATAATATACCATCAGGTGACGCTAATGGTGGTAATGGTGGTTCAGGTATAGTTGTTATTAGATACAAATATCAATAATATTTATGTGTTTACTAAAATTTAAAATTAATATATAAGGAGAAACATTATGGCACATTTTGCAAAATTAGGAGTTAACGGAAAAGTAATTCAAGTTTTAACCTTGAATAATTCTGATATGTTAAATGCTGATGGAGTAGAAGACGAAGCAGTAGGTCAACAATATTTAGAACAACACAATAATTGGCCTGCACAAATGTGGATTCAAACTTCTTACAACACACAAGGTGGACAACATAAAAATGGTGGAACACCTTTTAGAGGAAATTACGCAGGTATAGGTTATACTTGGGATGAAGATGATCAAATCTTCTGGCCTAAAAAACCATATGCATCTTGGGTAAAACATAATGATTCAGCTTCTTGGAAATCACCGATTGGTGATGCACCTGCTTTAACTGCAGAACAAACTTCACAAAACGAAGCAGGTACTCATTTATGGGGATATAACTGGGATGAGAATGCTTACCAAGCAGACAATACAGCTGGTTGGGTATTGAATGACGGTGCACTTAATAACGAAGTGTAATTGACAAACATTAAATCATAATATATATCTGGTGGTGGTATGCAAAAGAAAGTATTAACAGAACAAAGTCTATTTTATGGTGATATCGATATGCCGAAAGGTTTTGAGATAGACCAAGAAAAACTTACTAACGATATTTTACAATCCTCATTTACTAATAAACAATTTCCATTTTCAAGAACTTGGGATATGTTGAATACATATATGCGAGACTTTATCGGTCTTGATTATGGTATTAGTTTAGTCAATAAAAATTCTTGGGGTGACATTTATAAACCTGGTCAAATATCTAAACCTTTATTAAATGTTGATCCAGTAGATCTTCGAAACTCACCTGACTTTACAATGCTTTACGGAGTTAAAGTTGATAAGTGTTGGGTAAGAATACATTTTGATGATAATAGACGTAAGGGAAGAAGTTGGGATATAAAACTTAAAAAAAATATGTTTGTTATGTTTCCATCTACTAATATGTATATTGTATCAAATGATCAGAAAGATAGTTTGAATTTTGTTCAAACCATAACTTATGAATATATCTAATTACTATTGGTATTTTAGTGGTGTTCTTACACCAAGGTTTTGTGATGATGTAATAGCTTATGCTAATCAACAAGAAGAAACAATGGCTAGAACAGGTGGTTATGGAGATAGAAAATTGTCTAAAGAAGAAGTTAAAGATTTAAAAAGAAAAAGAAACTCTGATTTAGTTTGGTTAAATGATACTTGGATATACAAAGAATTACATCCATACGTTCACGAAGCAAATAAAGCAGCTGGTTGGAACTTTGAATGGGATAGATCAGAATCGTGTCAGTTTACAAAATATAAACATAACCAATATTATGATTGGCACTGTGATAGTTGGGATAAAGTTTATGATAGAAAAGACCCTAATCATCCAGAGCACGGCAAAATTCGAAAACTATCTATGACTTGTCAGTTAACAGATGGTTCAGAATACACAGGTGGTGAATTAGAATTTGATTTTAGAAACTACGATCCACATATGAGAGACGAAGCTAAACATTTAAGAAGAGCAAAAGAAATTTTACCAAAAGGTTCTATTATTGTATTTCCTTCTTTTGTATGGCATAGAGTTAAACCAGTAACATCAGGCACAAGATACAGTCTTGTAGTATGGCATTTAGGGAGGCCTTTTAAATAATGTTTATTAATAACTATTTTAACACAGCTATTTGGTCAGAACAAAAACCAGAGTTTGTAAAGTCATTAAACAAAGCATCTAACAAATATGTTAAAGAAGCTAGAAATAGAAATAAAGAACATATTAAAAAATATGGTGACTTTGGATTATCACATCATTCAACACCACTTACAATGGATAATGATTTTTTAGATTTTAGAAATTACATTGGTCAAAAGTCTTGGGAGTATTTAGATCACCAAGGTTTTGATATGTCACAATACACAACTATGTTTTCTGAATTATGGGTACAAGAATTTGCTAAAAAAGGTGGTGGTCATCACTCTGCACACATACATTGGAATCAACACGTATCAGGTTTTTATTTTTTAAAGTGCAGTGATAAAACATCATACCCAATATTTCACGAACCAAGAACAGGAGCACGTGCAACCAAATTAAAAATGAAACCAGATCAAAAAGGTATATGGGGTGGATCAGAATTAATTCACTTTAAACCTACACCAGGAACATTAATTATATTTCCAGGGTTCTTGGAACACGAATATGCAGTAGATTTTGGGATTGAACCATTTAGATTTATACATTGGAACATACAAGCCGTACCGAAAGAGATGGCAAAAGATGTTTAAAAAGAAAAAATATACAGTAATCAAACAAGCTATATCAAAAGACCTAGCAGCTTTTGTTGCAAATTATTTTTGTATGCAAAAGCAAGTTTATGATACTTGTAAAGAGCGTAGATACTTTTCACCATTTGAAACTATTATTGGTTATTACGAAGGTGAGAATGAACAAATTCCAAATACATATAGTCAGTATTCTAATATGGCTATGGAAACTTTATTATTAAAATGTCTTCCTAAAATGGAAGAAGCAACAGGATTAAAATTATATCCAGCATATACTTATGCAAGAATATATAAAAAAGGTGATGTTCTTAAAAGACACAAGGATAGATTTAGCTGTGAGATATCTACGACTATGAATCTTGGTGGTGATCCTTGGCCAATCTATTTAGAACCATCTGGTAAAGAAGGTCAAAAAGGTATTAAAGTAGATTTAAAACCAGGAGATATGTTGGTTTATTCTGGCTGTGAGCTAGAACATTGGAGAGAAAAATTCAAAGGCAAGGAATGCGTACAAGTATTTCTTCATTATAATAATCGTAAAACGCCAGGCGCTAGAGATAATATGTTTGACAAGCGTCCACATTTAGGTCTTCCTTCTTGGTTTAAACGATGATATAATCTTTAGATGGAGGCTGTGTCACCACCACATACCACACAGTCTCCTTTTAAGGATTATTTATGAGTTTAGGATTTGACGCAATATCAGCATTACCATTCGCTACATCTACAAATATTGGTGCAGTAAATGTTCAAGTAACAGGAAATGCACTTACTATTACAATAGGCAGTGTAGGTATTATTGCAGATTCTATTGTAGAGGATCCAGATCCAAATCAAGTTACTCTTGGTTTAGGAACTTTAACTATTAGTGGTAAAGCTAATGTAGATGTTACAGGATCACAAGTATCACTAGGTTTAGGAACAATTACAGTTACTGCAGCTGCTAATGCTGTAGTTACAGGAAACGCGTTGACGTTAGCAACAGGAAATGTTACAGTAACAGGAGCGGCAAATATAAATCCTGACAAGGTATCTCTTGCTTTAGATACAGTAGAACCAGGAGTTATTACGTGGAACGATATAATACCAGGAGCAACAATGGTTTGGACACCAATCAAACCGTACTAAAATTATGGCATCAAGTTATTCAACAGATTTATCATTAGAACTCGTAGCAACAGGTGAAAAAGCTGGTCTATGGGGTGCAATTACAAATACTAATTTACAATTATTACAAACAGCAGCATCAGGTTATGTAGAAGTAACTTTAAGTTCAGGTACAACTACATTAAGTTTAGCTGATGGAGATGCAACAGCAAATGGTAAAAACCTTTACATTAAAGTAACAGGAACTTTATCTGGTAATTCAACTTTAGCTATGCCCGCATCAACAACAGGTGGTAATGCAAACAGAATATTTTTTGTAGAAGATGGAACTACTAGAGGTGGAGCTGGTGATAGTTATACAGTAACTTTAATAACAACAGGTCAAAGTGGAGGAGTCCCTCTTCCAGAAGGTGCAACAGCTTTAGTTTATTCTAGAGGTAGTGTGCCAGCAACAACATTAGGTATGTTACAAAAAGGAATGACTTCTGTAACTGCAGCAAGTAAAACTACATACACAGCAGTCGCTGGTGATCAAATTGTAGTAGATACAGTTGCTAACCCAGTTACAATTACATTACCAAGTTCACCTGCAGTCGGTGATGAAGTAACAATTATGGATGGTTCAGCATCAAATGGTTTTGCAACAAACAATTGTATTATAGATAGAGGTGGTTCTAATATAGAAGGTGCCGCTGCTAACGATACTCTTGCTACTAATAATCAATGTGTAACTCTTATTTATGCTAATGCCACAAAAGGTTGGCTATATAAATCAACAAATCAATAGGAGTAATTAATGCTTACGAAAATTAAGTTTGCTCCTGGAATCGACAAACAAGATACAGCAGTTGGAGCAGAAGGTCGTTGGGTTGATTCAGACAATGTTAGATTTAGATATGGACTACCAGAAAAAGTTGGTGGTTGGCAGTCATTACTTACAGATACTTTAGTAGGTGTAGCTAGAAAACAACACGCATTTGTTGACCAAGATGGTAATAGATATGTTGCAATTGGTACAGATAAATTTTTAATTGTATATTTTGAAGGTCAATTTTTTGATGTAACTCCTTTAGCAACTACTATTTCAGCAGCTACTTTTACTTTTAATGGCACAACTACTATTACCATTACAACATCAGCAGCACATAATTTAGA